TTTTTTTAATGCTTCTTCATATAATTTTTGATTTAATATATCAAAAAAAGCAGGGTAGAACTTTTGCAAGACTTTTATCATTGCATCTGTTTTGTTCCCACCCTGCATTTCTTCTTCAAAGTCTATAAATATACGAAAATCTGTATTAATAAAAAACTTCTTATCATTCAAATAAACATAACGAGGTAATTTACCATACATTCCTGTCATTAATATCTCCTATATCTATAATTTCTTCTTTGGTTTTGACTTCTAAATCTATTCATTTTATTTACTTTATAATTGTAATTGTTTATAACTTCATTTATTGGACTTACAGATGCATTCACATACGCATTAACTGCATAACTAATGATAGTTAACGCTACTTGTGTATCCATAACTTCATAACCATCTTGTATTCTTTTTTTGTTTATTTTATCAGTTGCACCATTTCCAAATATTTTATCAATTATTTCACTTATATTAATTTTATTTTGTTCTTTTAACTCTTTTGCATCAATGTCTTCTATCTCTTTTTTTACTTCAAAAATTAATCCATAAATCTCTAACTCTATTTTTCTATCTGTATCCTCATAATTTAGTTTATTATTCATAAATTCCTCGTCTTTCTATTTAAGCGTTTTCTGTAAATTTTTTAGTTTCTATATTAAATGTTCCGTAAATGAAATCTCCACCCTTTAACGAACCAGACATTGTCTTTTGTTCACCTGGAGCATTTGTAGCTTCTGTAATAGAAACAGTTTGATTTATCTTACGGCATTCATATGTGTTTTGAGAACCAGTAACTGGTTTCCACATTTTAACTATATAATGATCTCTTTTTAAAGCACTACCTGTTTTTCTTTGCTCAAATAGTTCATAAAAATCATCATATACGGCATCATTTTTTACCATATCCATAGTAATTGGAAATTCATTTGAATAACCTGTTACTGTTGTTCTTTTTGATTTTTCATGAATATATTGCTTTTCAGATTCAGTAGGGTTAGCATTTTCTGTTAATTCAGTTATAACTCCACCTAAAGTTATATTTTCGCCAGTAGAATCACCAAAATAGTGTAATTCATCGTGAGACATAATATCAGTTAAATCTGATTCTGCAAATTTTTGAATTTCTAATTTTAACATTTTAGTTCCTCCTTCTAAAAAAAGACCTACTTGGTCTTCCTTATATTAAAATATAATTGTAAGCTATATACACTAATTGCTCCATCTTCACTCTCGTTATAGGTTAAAGCATTAGCACAACTTACTGATTCTATTTCTTTTCCATTAAGTTTAGGGAAATCTTTTGTAACATTCTTTTCCATAAACCAGTCTGAAAATTCATCTAACCAATCAAGGTTAGTTAATCTCTGTTTATCTATTTCGCTTTCACTCTTTAATAAAAGCATATATTGATATTGTCTATACCATCCTTTATCGTTAATATATTTTAATGGCAAAGTTTCAAACCCCGTTCTTTGTAAGGCAAGGTTTTTCGTATTATCACTTAATCTCTCACTATGTATTTCCTCAATTTGTGCAATTTCATAAATTGGTTCATAGCTTTGTAGCCATTCATTAATTTTATTGTCCATTTATCCTCCTAGAGTAAGCTTCCACTTGTCTTAAAATATTATCTTTATTATCAGATTTCATACGTTCAAATGGTTGTGTACCTCTTTTACCAACTCTCTTTTTTATTCGCTTTGAATAGGCTTGATATTCAGCATAAGGAACGTTAATTTTAACATACCCACTCCCAGCAACGCTTGAATTTCTTATTGAGGCTTCTTGATATCCATCTTTATATGACACATATTTTTGTAAAGCATCAATCACAAGATTATCCAGATGTTTTTGAGTCAAGTTTAGGTTATTGTTGAACTCACGTACGTATGAACTATCATATTTTAATGTAAAATTTCCTACTTTGACTGATGATGGAAATTTAATGTTATGTAATGCCATTATTTTGCTCCAATTTTTATATGATTGATTTCGTTTAAGTCATTATCTTCAAATTCAAAGACATCAATGCTAGATACCTCATAAACATATTCTTTTCCATATTTTTTTATCAGTTCTGTTAAGGGTGCTTCTTTTATTTCATCATATACGCTTTTACCGACAATTACATCGCCTTTGTTACACTTCCATTCATTATTGTATCCAATAGTGTCAAATATTCTTATTAAAGCTGAATCTGATGATGATACACCTGTATTATTACGATTAAAAATAGATGTATTTCTTAAACTTGCTTTCAAATTGTATCTAGTATAATTCTTGTTTTTTTCCTTATGGAAAATTGTTATATCTTGAATCATAAATACCTCGTTAATTCCAAAGGTAAATTATTAATTATTGATTTTTTCTCATTTTGAATTTCAGTTTCTGACTTAAATGATTTAGAAACACCATCTATGGATATAGATGTCACTTTTCTCGAACCATTTTCATTTATAAAGTCACATAGTCTACATGCGACATAATTAAGCTGCCATTTGTCATTAAAACTAAGATTATTAACAGCATCCTCAGTTAATATTCTATTAACGTATTTATCAATTTCTCTACTTGCTTTTATTATTAAAGAATTAAAGAGACCAATTGATAAATTGCCCTTATATTCCGTTGTGTAAAAGGTATAATCTGCATAATTTATCATATTTAGTCTCTCCTTTCCTATTGAACTTGAATATTTCTAAATACTCCAGCTTTTAGCGTATTTTTTAATACAACTGCTGCTACCATTTCAACGTCGCCTTCTTTTACTGTTCCAGGCTCATTTAAATTTGGCAAATAAGATTGAACAACATCATTACCAGTTGGTGAAACTCCGTGGAATCCATCTTTTGCTATTTGAACAGCATATAAATCAGTTGTTCCTTCATCAGAGTTGATTTTAACACATGGTTCTGTTGAAGTTCCATTATAATACTCTTCCAAATCAACTAATGGAATGTTATCCCACATATCTATACTTCTTCCAAATGCATCCTCAGATTTTGTATAATAACCTGCTCTACGTGCAATACCCTTTATCTTAGTAATTAATTTGCTATTTCCTAAGAACATTGTAGGTTTACCTTGCATTTTAGAAACAAATTCATCCATTTTATCTAGGAAATCATTATAATTATCATCCATGTCTTTTGAACTTGCTAATTTTACTTTATTAACTATTTCATAATAGTTACCTATATTAGCTTTTTCTGGACTAGCAACCTTTGTATACTTGCTACCACTTTTAGTATAATATGTCTTTCTAGTATCTACTTCAGTGTCTGAAGTCTTTTGATAATCTGGTGCATTATATTCTGTACTTGAACCAGCAAGCATAACATTTAAACCATTGAATTCTTTTTCATCTATAGTTTCATCACCATTTATTACAGTATTATGGAATAAGTTTATAGCTCCTTTAATTTTTTCTTTTAGTTGGAAATCTAGTTCATCAACTGCACCGCTTGTATTTATTAAAACACGGTCAATTTTAAAATTACCTCCAAATATTTTTAAATCAGCACTAGCCTTTTCTCTTTTTGCTTCATTATTTGTATATTCCCCATTAATTGCTCTGAAGCTTGCAGTTGATGGAGTTTTTAATTTCGTATATCCGTAGGTTAATGTAGAACCTCCAGTTCCTGGTGCTACTGCATTATCAAATACTAATTTATCTAGTAAAAGTGATCCTCTACGAAATTCATCAATTATAGCTTGATCTACTTTGTCAGCCATACCTACTTTACTTTCTGCTAAAGTTATCATTTTTCATCATCCCTTCTTTTATTGTTTATATTTCGAACGTAATGCTCCCGTCAAATCTGTAGCATTACTATCAAGTGGAGTGTCTTTATGACTACCACCTAAATCAATGTTTTGTCCATCGTCTTGACCATTAAATAGATAATCGTGTTTTTCTTTAATTTTTTCTATTTGTTCATCAAGACCTGTAATTGTAAACAAACCATCTTTTTCTTCATAAGATAACTTTTCTTTATCAATTAGTTTTTCAAGTATCTTACTATCTTTTGCTTTAGACTTTTCTAATGCTTTTTCTAAAGCCGAATTTTTCTTGAAAGTTTCTACTTCTTTACTTCCATCTGCTTTTCCTAAATCATACTGTTCTTTTTTAATAGCCTCTATATCTTGTTTTTCAAAATCAGAAACTTTAGTATTTAAATTATTAATAACTCCTTCTTTAACGGTTATATCATTCTTTAAAGTACCTATCTCAGTATTCTTTTTTTCGATATCCTTTCCGTGTTCTTGCATAATTGCATTAACATAATTTTTTTTGGTATCTTCATCTTCTATTGATGAAAATAGATTTTCTAAAAACTTTCTATTCATTCTCTATCCCTCCTACGATTTTTGTACGTGTTTTTTCTTCACTTGAACTTTTAGAAAATTGCTAGTCTTTTCGTTGCTATGCCACACGAAAAAAGCCGACTATGTCGACTTATGGCGCCTCTGTAGGAGTTGCACCTACTAAAACTTTTAAGGCATAATAAAAGCACCTTATTTGGCGCTATTTCTCTTATGATATTCTTCCATATCATTTTTATACTTTTTCTTTTCTTCTTGAGTAGGAATATAATCCTCTTTAGAATTCCACAGTTTATTAGCTAATTCGGTTAGAGGACTATTTTTATCAACTTTAACATTATCACTCCAAAATTGAGTTTCTAAGGAATTACCATCTTTCAATTTATCTTTTTTTGTCATATTGTTCTACCTCCTCTAATTCAATAAATATTTTACCATCTTTTTTATAATAATCAATATATTTGAATTTAGAAGTTCTTTCAAATAATATTTCGCCTCCACCTTCATCATTTAAAGTTGATAAATTTCTCCCATTTATAGATTTTATTTTAAATTGTAATTTCATATTTTCATCATAAAATTCTTTTGATGACGAAATATATGATTTCCAACTTCCAATGCCATCATTATTGTCAAATATGCTTAATATATTATTTAATTGCTCAGAGCTAGTTATCTCTACACTTCTATTTACATAGCCATAGTATTTAGGAGCTTTCATTAATGAATTATCTAGATCATTTATAAAATCTTTTTGTTCTGCAGTTAATTTCTTATTATTATACAATAATTCATTTATTTTATAAGAATCTGAACTAATATATTTATTTAACGAATATCTTTCACTCTCTGTTAATTTATTAATCCAAGAGTTATTGTATATTCTTAATTTTAACTGAGCATTACGTAATTCTTTTTTTGCTTTGTCTGATGTATTACCACTAGCTACTACATTTTTCTTTGATTTAATCTGCCTTTTCAAATAGTTTATTTTCTGTTGTTCTTTATATTTTCTTTTAACTTCTTGCATTGTAGTATGTTCACTACCATATACCACTTTATTTTCGTTATTATCGAATTCAGCTAACCACAAGTAATTAACTATATGATTGCAATTGTATTCTTCTGTTAAATATTCATATTCCTTAAACATATCTTTACTCATAGTAACATCATCTATTGGCTGATGAGATGGTCTACATTTCGAGGAGTGGCCTATTCTTACGCAATTATAATCTATATCATTTCCAATTTTTTTTGCGATTGTATCCGCCACAGATTTAATACTTCCGTGAAGTCCACGTTTAACAACTGTTTCTATTCTTTCATTTCTGCCATTACTCGTTTTAAATGTAATACCTTTTTTTGATAAATATTCAATTACTCTATCAATAGCAGTCTGATGATCTTCTTTGCCAGTTATTACAGTTTTGTATATATCATTCATAGCATCCACATAACTTTTTTTACCTTGATAGGCTATGGTTCTTGTTAAATTGTTTAAATCATTATTCGTGTTTTTTATAGTGGCCATTACTATTTGTTTAATATTTGAATCAAATGTAACATCGTATCCCTCAATTTGAGTTGTAGCCAATTCATTAAATAAATCATTTGTATATTTTTTTCTTTTTGAAGTAATGTTTTGGGTTGTTTTTAATGAATTTTTATAAACTCGTTTAGAATTAGACTTTATTGAATTTTTATTTAAGTCACTTGAAATTATTAAAGCGATTATTTCATTAGTTATTTTTTGATTTAACTTCTCATATTCATTAACTATTTTATTATTAGTTAATTTATCAATATTATCAGGTGTGAGCATATGCTATTCCTCATCATTTATCTTGACATCTCCACCATCTAACATAGCTTTAGCAGTTTCTATATCTTCACCAAAAAATTTAACTCTATATTCCCACGGTTGCCTTAAGCCAGCCGATATTTCTTCTAAATACTGTTGTTTTAAATCTTCTTCACTTATTAAAAAGCCATCTGTACTAATTACTTCTATTTTATCATTTTCATTGACATCCTTTTTAAAAAGTAAACGTCCTAGCAACAATATTCCTTTACATATATTTTCTACAAATTCATCTACGTTTTCACGATATTTACGAGCATTTATTGTTAAATCCGCTCTCTCTCCCAAATATTGAGTTGCGGTCACAACACTACCATTATTATTAAATTGATAATATTTTGTGCCCAAACCACACTTGAAACTTAACAAATCCAAGAAGAACTGAATACCATTTTTATTTTCTTCAACTCTTATATCAGGGTTATATTCCTTTATTAAACTATCTTCATTTATATTTTCAATTGGATCACCAACAATTTGAAATTGTTGTTTGCTTATATCATCAGGATAAATAACTCTTCCTTTTTCATCCTGTTGAGTAAGTTTTTTATTATAAAATATTTTTTTACCACCAAGTTTAAAATCCATAACAAAATTGTGAAAGGCTATATCAGTCGCATATATTTGATCTATTGCATTGCCATACATTGAAAATCCTAAACCATTAGCTTCCTTCACAGGATTATCTATCGGAGGAATTAGTATGCTGAATAATGGTATCTCAGAATTGGTATAATATTCTTTCAACACATTATCTTTTTGAAATTCCTTTCCGTTTTCGTCAATGTATATGTTTTTAATTCTATACGTTTTAAATTCATCACCATTTTTGTCTTTTTTCTTGACTAATTCGTGTATTTCAATGTAATAAATTTTCTTGTTTTCTTCTCTTATTTCACTTCCAAATGCACAATCAACTATTCTTCCGTGCTCTACTCTTAGTGGTATGATTTGGCTTGCATTCACCCATACTTGATCATATTCTGTAAATTTATCTGTCGTTAATTGGCCGTTTACTAATTTTGCATTTTTAACACGATTAATACAAGCACAAGTTCCAGAGTATGTACTTTTCTCTATGCCTGTAGAAAGATTTTTGTTAAATTTTAGTTTTAATAATTGTTCTTCTAAATATTTTTTATTTTTTAGAGTTGATGTAATTTGGTCTTTCTCGCTCCAACAAATGCTAGCCCAATCTTCAGCTATTCTTTTAGGCATTCCTAAAGAATACATTTCTCTGTCATATGAAACACCGTCATAAACTATTTTATATTTATGAAAATCGGTTTTTCCTTTCCATAAATCTATCCAACTATTTATTCTTGAATAGAATCCATCATAAGGATTATAATTTTTTGAACGTAAATATTCTATTATCTTATTATTCATAGTTTACCTTCTTTCTCATAATTGAATTCATCCATTTTTCCCATGAATAAACAAAGCTATCCAAACTATCAATGTCTGAAGTTTCGCCGTCATCTATCCATCTTTCATCTTTGCTTTTTTCATCGTATAAAGCCGTTTTTAAAGCCTCTATACAAGTTTTAGTGTCATTTTCAACAAAAGATATCCTATCACTATTTAGTAATCTTATTATTGCTTCTATTCTATCTTTAATCTTTGTTTTAATGCTATCTATAATAGGAATATTAAACTTGAGTTCTGACCTCAAAGAATTGTTTAACACTTGTTCAGCGCTATCACAGAATATTCCTTGTGGATGACCATATTTGTCTTCTATCTTTTGAATAAAATCATTTATCCAAGAAAAAAGAACCTTTGTATTGGTTCCTGTAGCTTTTAATTTATCACTTGATAAAACTTGTATTTTAGAGTAATCTCGCGCTATTTTTGTGGCAGTTATTGAATGTGATGAAGTATTACCTCCCCAGTCAATGCCTATAATTATCATGCCGTTTATTATTTCATTTGTAATATATCTAGTTTCATCGTTTGCTATAGGTTTAAATATAATTCCTTCTGCATTACAAGCTTGACCTAAAATGTAGCGATGATAATAAACAGTCCCTTGATACTCTTTACATAACTGTTCTACATATGTTTCAGGTAAAAAAGGATTATCAAATATTGCATATCTCTGTAAATATATATCTATATCACTATTTATAAACCTTTCAAACCAATGATTAGGATCTTGAGGATTACCGGCAAAATCACAACAACTATATTCGAATGACAAACGAGATTTCAACAATTCAAATACTTCTTTATTGATGTCATAGGCTTCATCTATATATAAATATTTAACTCTAGGGCCTCTAAACTTTCTTACTCTTCCTACATTATCAGCGCCTATACAATAAACCTTTTCACCGAATATCTTGCAAGTGTTATCACTTGAGATATCAGTAACGACATCACTTGTATATATTTCTTGTAGTGGTTCTATAACATTTCTTTGTATTGTTTCTTTTGAAACACCAACAATAAAATTAAGTCCTTTTTTGCCTATTCGTTCTGTAATTCTATCAGGAATAACATATAATGTATCTACATATGTTTTACCACACTGTGTAGCTCCAACTTTACCATTCCAACGATGATTTGCATTATTTATGTAGTCTGCTTGTTTTTCACTTAATTCAATTACCTTTTCGTTCACCGGCTACCTTCCTTATTTTAACTAATATTTCATTAGCATTATTGATTGCCTCTTTGTTTTCTGTATCAAGTATTTTTTCTCGCCATACACTAGGTTTTCTATTTTTTAACCAAAAAATCATAGCAGTAGTATCAGGAGAAATATACATTTCTTCTTTATAATTAATTACTTCACCGAGATTAGTTACCTTTTGTTTATTAAGAGTTTTAGTATACCCTAAAGCTTTTTTTAATAATGCATTCTCAACTTCGAAATCAATAACTTCTTTTCCCTTTTTTAAGGCGTTGGATATGTCGGATTCTTTCTTTTTCCAATCCCACAATGTCGACCTATTTATTCCTATATTTTTTGCTATCTGTTCTTCAGTTAAGCCATCTCTTGCCCAACCCTCTAGCAAGATTAACTTATCTTCTTGTAGCCATTCATTAATCTTGCTTTTTGCCATAGTTAATCTTCCTTATCTTCTTTTTTATCTTTTATTATCTTTCCTAAAAAACCTTTAGACTTTAATTCTCTATATCTTTCTTCATTACATACAAAAATATTACCTTTCAAAACCGGTTTTAGTTTATTCTGTTTATCATTGAAATCTTTTATAACTTCTGATCTTATCATTTTCTCCTCCTCGTATAAAAAAAGAACTATATTAGTTCTAATTTGTATCTTTAATAGATACTGTCTAATGATATATTGTCAACTAGATTTTATAACCGAATAGGCATAATTATTTTAAAATTTCTTACCTATTTCATAAGGTCTTATGGTGTCTTACCACCTATTTATATATCATTAGACACTAACTACTAAAGTTAGTGAGCATATACCAAATAGTATATGAATTGATATGTAGTACTTGCAAGATAGACTTTTCAGTGTCTTACCACTTCTAACTTTACATATCAAACCTAGTACCATAATAAGTACTGTCTAATGATACGATGACTTTGATATTATCTCATAAGGCATTCAACCCTAATCTTTCCAGCACTCTTTCATACTGGAATGTTTTAGCACTTAAACTATTCATCTTACATATCACTAGACACTACCTGTTAAAGGTAGTTCGCCTTAATATGTGCTTTTAGTTTCTACATGTTAACCAAAAGTCTACTAAGGTCTTTAGTTAGTGCCTTATAGACACCATAGAATAAATAAAAGGCACCTGTAACGAAAATTCTACTCTTACTCGTCAGTTTTTCTCTTTTTATAAGCCATTACTAGTATAGGCTTAAAGGATTAAAAGTCCTTCCCTTTTACCAGTTTTTATTTATTCTATGCTACCTACAAGAGATAGCATTCCCTTTATGGGAACAAATCAACACGTGTCTAGTACGAATAACAATCTTATTTTCACATATGAGAATAAGCACTTTATAAGTACCTTAGAATAGATAATGTAGTCGGCTATCTAGCTCACCGTAGTAATTTGTTATCTACTCTAAGCTACCTATAAAGTATTCTCTTCACACCTTGTTTCATATTTGCATCCATTGCATATGTTTTTCATACATATTTTAGATTTTTGATTGTTTGAATAAAATTCTATTTCTACATAGTCTTCTTTATCTTCAATATACTCGTGTACTATTTTTTGAATATATTTTACGTTATCATTTGGTATAGTACCTGCTTTTACCATTCCATCTAATATAGACTTAGGTATACAATTATCTAAATCTGCTATTTTAGACTTTATATGCCACTTAAATACAATAGTTAATGGGAATGCGTTAACCTTTTTGCCTTTAAATAGTAAAGCTACTATGTTAGTTTCTTTTTGTTTTATCGTATTGGCGTAATAAGGGTTACTTCTAGATGAATTTATTATTTTATTTAAGTTTTCAAACTTGTACTTGATTATCATCTCTTTTTACCCTTTCCACGAAAAAATACCTAGTTATTAGGTATTCTCTCACTATACCAATTGTATCAAAGAAAACGTATCATATCGTATCATCATTTATAGCTCTTTGACATTTCCATTTTTTATAAATTCTTTTACATTGTATAACTGAGTAATGAACTTTTAAAGATATTTGTTGCCAAGTAAATTTTTCTAAGCATTGTTCTTTATAATAAACTATCAATTGTACTACTTCATCATATTTACCTAATCTTAATAATTCCTTTTCGATAAAGTTTTCAAGTAAAAGTTTTTCTTTAAACAGCTTGTCCAATTCTTTATCTAATAATTCATTTTTGATAACATATTTAGCATATTTATCTTCTCTTTTTCCACCATCAACTAAAGTTTTGTCATATTTAGTAGCCTGTGGCATCATTTTAGACATTTCTAGCTCTTTTTTCTTTAAATAATACTCTATTTCATTATCTATTTTATTTATTTGATTATTAGCTTCTTTTATTGTCATTAATCCCTCCTAACTCCAAAACCCTCTTACTTTTTATAAATTGTTTTCAATAAAAATTATCATCAAAGTATTTTATATATTTCTCTGGTTTATTAACATAATTCACTTTACCAGTCGTGTATGTTACTATATCGCCCTTTTTTATTTCTTTTATATTTTTCATTTGTTCCTCCCATTGATCTTAGTTCATCTACATATTTTTTCTTCTGCTTTTTTAGTTGCTTAATTTCTTGATCAACTAAATATATTTCATATTTAAGTTCTTTTTCTCTGTCCTTCACGTTCTACCTTCTCTTCAAACTCTTCAATTAATCTTGGGTCTCCCATTACTTTAGCCATAGTTAACAAATTATTCATTGCTACTTTGTACTTGTATTCTAGTATGTTATTTCTTTTAATTACACCACATAATTTTATAACTAATATTATGCTTAAACCTATAAAGTAATATATCATTTATTCCACCTCATTTTCATAAATATTTCCTATTACTTCAATATCAGTAAATATAAATAATTGATTATCGCTTACACGACTATTACATAATAAGAAACAACCACTATTAAATCCAATTTCTCCAACAACTTCTTTACCATAAAATTTTGCTTTTACTTTATCTCCTTCATAAACTTCTACACCATTTTTATCCTTTAACCCCGTGTATTGTCCTATAGTATCATTATCAACCATTACCGAATAACCTTTATCATCAATAATCATAGTTCGTGAGCTTGATAACATAAAATCATTATCATAATTTTGTATAAATAAACTACCATAAAACCATTTTTTATATTGATAGTTGTATCCTCTAAACTTTATTTCTCTATTCATTATTTATCATCTCCTATTATTTCTTTGTATTTTTGTAAAATAATTTGATATGCTCCAACCGTCATTGCTATATCAATATAACCCGTTTCGATTAATTTATTTCTCCATTTTATTTGAATGTTTTTTATTTCATCTTCTAAATACTTTATAAACTCTTTTTGTTGAGCTAATAGTTCTTCATAAGTAGGCATATCGTATAAATTATAAAATGTTTTATCTTTAATTAACTTGTTAGGAAAAGCTATCTTTTGTATCATAATATCCTCTCTTAGATTAATATTTTGCAATTGATATTCTTCAAGTTGTTTCCTTAATTGTTCTTTTTCAAACATAGTAGCTTCATAATCTGCTACTGCATTTTCATATTTTTTCTTTAATTCTTGATTTTCTTTTAATAAACCATCTAAATCAAGACATCTATAACCATTACAATAAATTTTCCCACAGTTGCACTCAACTACTCTATATGTCCTTTCAAATTCTTCTTCTGTTATTTTATCAATTTCACATCTTTGCTTTATAAATTCTTCTCTAGTCATTTACTCATCACCATCTGCTTTCTTAATTAAATCAATTGTTACATTCTTAATTAAATCGATTGTTACTTCGTTAATAAACAGCCCTATACCAAATAAAAGCATTGCTTCACAATCCCATTTGTCTGGACAGCCTTTTATCTTTTTCATATCATCAGCACTAATTCCAAATAATTTGCCATTGTTTCCATTAACTTCAAATCCCCATATTTCTTCAGTTTCTCCACATTCGCATTCTTTCGTATCATATTCATAGCCATAGTAGAAACCATAGTTTGTTGTTGTTAATACTGCATAATCGTCACTAATTGTTACATCAATCATTTATTATCACTTCCTTCTAGTTCTATCATTTTATTTAAAATATCTTTTGCGACTTCAAATTCTACACTTTCATTATCAAAACAATACCATTCAGCACCTATATGTTCTTTTAACTTATTCCAGTTGTTTTGTAATTTCATAAGTTCTTGATGTTCTTTTTTTATTCTTTCTCTTCTTCTTATATTATGTAATCTATCAAGTTCTTTTTTTCTTTCTTTATGTTCTTCTGTCCATTTTCTTACTGCTTTTCTTTGTGATTCACTTGTTTTATATTCTTTATTCATTACTATCACTTCCTTGTTCTAGTTCTTGCATTTTATCTAATACTTCAAATATTTTTATATGTTTAGTAAGAACCGTTTTATCCGTTGGTATTTGATTATGCAAATATTCTTTTAACTTAATCCAATTGTCTTTTAGTTGCTGATTTTCTTCTATCAAATTCAAACAATTTAATTTTAAATAAAATTCTAATTGTTTTTTTAATTCTTCTTCGTCTAATTTTTTATTACATTGTGAGTGAAATAGCATTTGTTTATCTTTGCATATTACTACATGATTATTATCTGCTTGTGATATTTCATAACCTTTATAATTAATCTTTAACATAATCTATTCTCCTATTCTATAACTCATACTTTCAAATTGTTCTTTTGTTAAAATTTTCAATAATTCTATGTGTGCATTAGTGATTAATTCATATTCTAAAATTAATAAATTATTTTGTTCATAATTAACAACTGCTGTGAAATTTTCATTGTCTACCACCACTTCAGCTTTATATTCTTTTCCATATTCTTTATCAAATAGCAATAATATATCTCCTTCTTCTATTAAATCGATTATGTCATAACTGGCTTTAATTACATCTTCTACTTCTAAGATATGGCAAACTCTTTTTTTGATTTCAATTTTTATATAGTAGGGATTAACTTGCTTTAGTTTTCCTATTTCTCCCAAATTAGTCCTGACATACATTCAAATTGTTAATTTACTCATATGCCTCATATCCCTCTGCTTTCTCATATAATTGACCATCTATTACAAAGTCATCTCCACTAGGATGTATGTAATACTCACATTCAGGATGTTCTTCTTTGTAATCAGCGATCGTATTATTAGCTTTTTTTACTTTATGTTCTAATTTTTTATTTTCAATTTTCAACCTTGATATGTCATCTTCATATTTGTTACTACTGATAATTAATAAACCTATTGTCAATATTCCAAATAATACTATAGACACTAGCAAACCCAATAAGTTATTTCCAATAAAATCATTTACTCTCTTCATAATTCACCTCTTTTAAAATCTTTATTAACCCTTTATAGAAATCTTTTATTGATATCTTTATGTACTCTGATTGTCCAATTTCTTTTTCGTGTTCGTGTTGTTTGATTAATAATTTAGTTAATTCTGTTATCATAGTTTAAAATGCAATATCATTATCTGTGATTTCAATTGAACTTCCAAATTCTGAAAATACATCATCACTCAACTTTTGTTTAGTATTTTCTGTTTTTGTAGTCTCTTGTTTAGATTCATCTTTTCTCGATTGTAAAAAATCTATACTATCAACTATAACTTCTGTAACATAAACACGTTTTCCATCTTTATCTTCATAGTTTCTTGTTTGTATTCTTCCTTCTATTCCTAAAAGATCTCCTTTTTTTACATATTTATTTAAGAGTTCTGCTGTGGATTTATAAGCTATACAATTAATGAAATCACTTTCATATTCTCCGTTTTGATTTTTAAATTTACGAGTTACTGCTAAAGTAAAACTTGTTATTGCAACGTTGTTTTGGTTATATTTCAATTCTATATTTTTTGTTATTCTTCCTGTTAAACATACCTTATTCACTTTTCTGTTTCTCCTTATTTAATTCTTTAATTGCATTCATTTTTTCAATTCTTAATTTTGTTTCTTCTTTTTCCATTTCGATGTCATAGCATTTCTTTACTATTGTTTTATAAAATTCAAGGTCAACAATTTTAATAAAATTAAGTAATTCACTACCAAAATTCCAACTATCCTTAGCTTCAATTTCACTACATTCTCTATTTAATTTGCATTTTTGAGCTACAAAATTTTTTATTTTTTCTACTAACCATTTATCATTATCGTTTGGTCTTTCTTTTAATAATAAATCCCTATATTCGCTTAAGCTTATCGTTATATTTTTATCTTTCATTATTTTTTACCTAACAAATATTTCCTATAATGTTCTTTATGTTCAGGATATATTTGTATCATCCTTTCGTATATTTTTTTCTTTATTTGTTTATTATTTTTACTGTGAATTTCTATTATATGATCGTTATAACTTAATGGTGTTAAATTCCATAGATTATTATTAGTTCTATCTTGATCAATATGATGATAATGTCTTATGGTAAATACATTACCCTTTTTAGGTAAATATTGTTCCTTATAATCAACTACATAATCTGGATTATCATAAGCCTCATATAATTTATCTAATTCATTTCTCACCTTTTTTGGTATTTCCATACTTCCCCCTAAAATTGTGCGACGATAAACTCTCCGTTTTTTACCTCTAAACGTATGTTATCGTTTTCTCCCATAGCTTTTAAAGTTTTACTAGCCTTTACTAATTGATTAAATGCTCTTGTTCTATAATCTTCAGCACTTGCTATTATTTCGTCTTTATTTGATGTCAATTTGTATCCCCTTGATGAATGAGCTAAATACTTATCAGTTTTATGTTCAAAATAACTTTGATTATGTATTTCTACCATTTTTCTAAAAGTACGTTCGTCCATCGTTACTCCCTCGGATTTAAGTATTTTTAGAATGTCCTTCTTTTTAGTCCATTCAAGCAGTTTATCTGATATAAGTTCTATCATTTCCATTCCTCCTTTAGAATCTGCAATTCACTAGGTGTCATAGTTTCAATTCCTATAGCCTTAGCCTCTTGAACTATACCATCTATCAACTTTGACATTTCTTTAGTGTTCATTTCTGAACTTGGTGTATAAACTTTGTAAATGTAAAACTTGTTTCCATTTGCTTCTCTTATTCCATCTAAGTCATAATATTTGAATAAACCTTTTACATCCTTAGTTGGTAACATAGCTTGTGTTATTACACCATAATGTCTTAAATAATCTTTATGAAGTTGTTCTTTATCAATTTTCATTGCATCTGCAATTTGTCCTAAGATAAGCCAATAATAGGCGTTGGCATCTAATGAACGTTTATTTCTATGTTTAGTTATTTTAATGTCATATAATGTATCCCTGTCTAGTTTTAGTAATTTGGGTATTACATCATCTACTTTACTAATAAAAGTCTGCATCTCTCATTCCACTTTCTTCGTATGCTGTTAATGGTCTTGAATGTTCTTTAAAATTTTGATGATTTTCTTTTAATTCATTATATTTTTCATTAATATCTTTATAATCATTCTCTAATGAGTAATACTCTTTTATTAAATCTCTTACATAGTTATTAATTACGCCTTGAGTATTTTCTGTTAAATAATCTAACTTATCTTCAAATTCCATAAATCATTCTCCTTTTGAACCCGTCAAGTCTATTCCTGCTTCTAAATAATCATCTATTATTTCATTAACAATTGTTTCATCTGTTCCAGCCATTCTTATAGCAATCTTGCCAAATTTCTCTTGGCTACTTTCGTATGCTATTTGCTGATTTTCTGGTACTAATAATTTCTTTGTTTTTATGTTTTGACCATATAAACTATGCATTTTCGAATCAGTATTATTTGCCTTCTTTAATTCAATTTCTAGTCTCAAAAATTGTTGTAAGTTTAAATCACTTAATTCGCTCCATAGATTATCTCTACAAAATTGATTTAAATCTTCTAATCTTACTCCTAGCTTTCTCATCAATTCTTTAATAGTATTTTTAACAATTACAATTGCATCAGAATTCTTGATATACATTCCTTTAAATATTTCGTACGACTTATAAGAATTCTTTTGCATATCTTCTGCACTTGCTATAGCTTTGTCTACTCCAAAACCAGCAAACCCTAAAGCTCTTCCTACTGCAGATGTTTCACAATTTTCGATCATAGATGTTAAATTTATTTGATTTTTCCCCTTATTAGTTTCACTTGCAGTTCCAGTTGCAATTATATTGTCCTCACAATCAGTAACAATAGTTTTCATTCTTACATAATTTTCATTTATCTCCTGAATTTCAGTTTCTATGCTCCCAGTAGGATAAACCTTTCTATATGCTTTGATACGTTCATTTACTTGAGCATAACCTTTCCCTTTAATATCAGTAGTTTGTATTTCGTCATTAGCTTTCTTTATTTGCTCGTAGCTTACTTTGATATTTTCCATTTTTTATCTTCCTTTCAAGTTTCTTTATTTCCATAGTTTGATTTATATTTTCAGTCTGTAAATCTTCACATTCATTTAGTTTCTTTCTGTAAGAATTTCTAAACGTGCTAGTTCTTTTTTCTTCATTTAGTAAACATTGTCTTAATATTTGATTTTCAGTTTGTGATTTATCTAGTTTTGATAAATTCTTCTTATCTTGTATTTTTAATACTTCGTATCGAATTAATAAATCGACATACTTAATTATTTTCATTTAGCCAATCATAATCCGGTATTTCTATGTCCGGTTCATCCTCCTTTGATTTTTCTATTAAATCTTCATATTTTTTATCTTTTATATTTTCTAAAATAGCGTTTGTATATTTTAAATTGTTTGCTCTAGCTACCATTGTTTCTTTCAACGCATACTCAATTTTTTTCCAATCGTACTCTTTAAGCCAAACGTTAACCAGTTCTATCTCAATCGAGTTTAAAGTCCGACCTAAAATCTCCTCTATATTATTTATAGTAGTAGTATAAGAAGTATCTATATTCTTATATAGTGGTTGCTCGTTGGTTGCTCGTTGGTTATATGGTTGGTTAATTGCTTGGTACTTATCGTAATTAACTATTGATATTATTGAGAAAGTGTTGGTTGTTTTGATGGTTATTTCGTTGGTTGATTTTAGGTGTTTTATTGCAGTCCTTATTTCTTGCTCAGTTAAAGCTAATTCTTTACTCAATTGTTTTCGACCTGTAATAAAGCTCCCTCTTTTTATCTCTACCCCTTCATAGGAACCATCTTTCCAATTTGCTTTTAGAAAACAATGAATGAATAATATCTTGGTGTTTTTATTTTTGTACCATTTCCAATCTAGAAATTTTTTATGAAGTTTTATCCATACTTCATTCATCATTTACCTCCTACATTTGCTTTATTCCTATTTTTGTGATATCTTATAGGAGTAAATTATTTTTATTTACGTTTTACGTTAGTCGTATGTGTTCCAGCACTGCGACTTTTTTTATTTACTCTCAATATAACCACCTCCTTAAAATAGAACTATAAATGTAGCAAATACTATCGTTAAACCAGCATATATTAATGCTACACTCTTATACTCTTTAATTAGTTGTTTCATTACCTTCACCTTTTAGTATCCTTTCTATGTATTTAGGTATTACTAAATATGGCCTTGTAAAAGGTACATACATCTTTTCCTTTTTCATTAAATCTCTTGCCTTTAGCATAATCTGTCTTGATTCCTCTTTGCTAAAACCTTTTTCTAATAAATAATCTTTTGTTACATATTCCATATTATTTTCCTTTCCCTCTAACACCTAATGGAGCCTAGAAACGACGAATACTAGTTTTTTTACCTTGAAAGGAGGTTTGCTTCTAGACTCAATTAGATGTTAGAGATTTTTAATTTTAATAAAATTTCGTCCAATCTATTTCAAGAATTTTACCTAGTTTTTTTGCTATATATGGTTTTGGTTGCCTAAAACCAGTTTCATAATTTGAAATAGTTTGTACAGTAGTATCAGATAATTTTGCTAGTTGTGCTTGAGTTAAACCTTTACTTTCTCTAGCGTCTATTAACCACTGTCTTTTCATAATTCACCACCTTGTCTTTTTATACATTTTGTTATATAATTAGAAACGTTAAAGAGTTTATTTGAAACGGCAATATTAATCTACTAAAATAAGCCCGATTCAGTTTATTATTCTCTTTAATGTTTTGATGAAATCAAGTGAGTCGCCAAACTTTAGCTTGATTTCCTTTTTTGTAATCATATTATTTTTATTGATTACATTCACATTATATAACGCATTTTGCGTTATGTCAATACCAATTAGCACATTTTTGCATATTTTTTGATTTTTAACGCACTTTGTTATATAATCAGCGTAGAAATGAGGGAAAAATATGCTTTCAGAAAGATTAGTTCGATTGAGAAAAGAAAAAAATCTCTATCAAGGAGACTTAGCAAAAATATTAAATGTCGCCCAAACAACCGTTAGTGGATGGGAAAACGGTTCAAGAACACCAGATAACGATATGCTTATGACTTTAGCCAATTACTTTGATGTATCTACAGATTATTTATTAGGCCGTTCTGAAAACAGAAATCCAAGTAATGGCCTATATACAAAGACAATAACTGATGAAGATGGGTACTCTATCGAAATAAAAACAGAAGTCCCTTTTAGTGAACTTTCTAAAGAAAAACAACAGGATATGATTGACGTTGCTATGGAAAAACTATTTGAAGTTAAAAAGGAAATCAAGGAGAAAAAATGATTGTAGCATTAATTATATTAGTAATATTCATCTTTATAATATTAGTTGCAGTCGAATTAGATAAAAATAAGAAATATGAAGCAGAAGATGGCAAAAAGAATAAATCAAACTTACGTTGTCCCGTTTGTAATGAAAGAATGGGAATATACGATTTGAGCAGCGCAAAATTCAATCATATGATTATATGTAAAAAATGTATCATTAAAATACAAGAAAAATTTGGTGAGAAACGACTTAATAATATATATCTTGAAGATCTACAAGAAGCAGTATTAGAATATGATTTGAAAAAGAAAATAGACATTGATGAAAATGGAACTATATATGATACAGAAACAGGTGAAATAATAAAAAAATAACCACAGGCATAATATTGTCCGTGGTTTTATATTGAAAATTATATAATATTGTCGTAAAATAATTTTAAGAAATGCGTTTCACACAATATTTGTGCATTTCACTAGATTTTTAATTATGTTATATAATTCTATGTTAAACTTCAATCATCGGAGGTTAATATGAATTCTATTATAGTAATTAAAAAAAATAA